CCGACTGTAGATGTAGTATCATCATAGAACATGAAAAGATACTGAAGGTCTTTGTTGCTCGGGTTATTATCCTTGACAATAAGGGCTCTTGCAGGATCTCTAAACAGAAATCCGTAAAGCATGTCATCTGATGAATCAGACGCCCAGTTGGCATCTATTTTAGAAAATAGCGTCACTGGGTAAGTTGGAAAGTCGTTGTAAGGGCCGGAATATTGAATAGGTCTGACAGCCCCTGGAGCAGCGAAATAAGCCATGATATTCTTGATCTCAGAACTGAGCTCTTTTGCAGCGAATGACTTGACTCGATTTGCTGTAAATTTTTGAACTTGAAGAGCTACTGCCGGTTTTTGAGGTTGAGTGGTTTTTATCTTCTGTTCAACTTTCTTCTCAACCTTTTTCTCAACCTTTTTGGCTATTTTAGCAACTCTCGCCTTTTTCTTATGGAATTTAGGTTTTGGCTTTTCGACTCTTCTGTAGTTGCCATTTGTGCTGTGCATGATCCGATTCCACAATTCAGCCAGCGCATTTTTGGCTGCGTTCTGTTGGTTTTCATCTAACGCCATTTGATAGCACTCAGCTAGATCCTGAATGTCTTTTGGTGACATATCACTAATGCTCACGTGATCGTTAAATAGGTTATTGAATTCGTCAAATGTAAACATCTCAGCTAAATTGATAACAATCTTTGGGGAATCAACCATCTTAAGAAGATACTTTTCAGCTTGAGCCTGTCTCTCTGCTTGAATACCTCGATTCGCTGAAACTGAGATTTCGAGTGTCCCGTCAGTGGCGATCGCTTTGTACTTGGTGCTTGCTGGATTTGAAACTTCACAAGTGACTAAATTAAACCCTTTCTGGCGAAGGACATCTCGGAGTTCATTACCATTTGCAATGTGCATCAATTTATTCCATATCATCGATAAAACAGCTGAGAAATCGTGCATTTTCAAACTCGAGATTAGTGAACCAAAATAAAAGTCGTAGTCAAAGTTAGCGAAAGTCAAGTAGGTTCGATGTTTTTCTATCAACTCCAAGGTTATGGCAGTTAGAACAGATTGATCTTCGCCTGAGAAGAATTTGTCCAAGTTCTCATAGAAATCTTTGAGAAATTCGTTCCTATTGCCGTTTCGAAATTGAGTTAAACGATGCATAACGAACTGATCGTTCATAATGTGTTCGGCAATTTTATTCTTGAACTG